CGCTGGAACAAGATCGTAATTGTTTAGGCCCTTCTTGACGTCGAAAAGCAGGATGGTCTGCCGTTCGCCAGAATTCTGGGTGGTACGCCTGACACTCTGTGAAGTTGGCGCACGGACGACCACATTCTGGCCGCGCTTTGGCTTTTGCTTGTTGGTGTTGTTGTTGCTGTTGTTGCTCTTGTTTTTGGTTTTGGTCTTTGCCATAATGAATATAGACCGTACAGGTCGAGAATGAAAAAGTTGGTTGATCTATGTTTGTGGTGTGTATTGGATCCTGCCACCACAACAGGACTGTACATCGTAGGGTGCCCATCGGGCGGGCTAGAGCCGTGCAGTCTCTTGGCATTTTGTTTAGCACTGAAGTTTTGCGTCCACGGTTACCCGCTTCACAGTTTTGGTCTGATTAAACCCTACGACCCAATTGTTGTCTTTATCCCAGACCTGGGGGAAGGCACCTGGTGTAATCCATGTCCATAGTGGGATACGAATCGCCCACTAGGACTGGAGGTGCAAATTTGGGAATAGTGGTGGAGTACTTGTGTTCAAGTTCCAATTGCATATCGGGGGTGATACCGAAAGCCTTCCAGAATGAACATCGCGCTTCATCTGTTATGCGCAGATTCTGCCGATGCATTCCTTTGGCCATCCAGTACAACCCACCCCCGATCGCTGGATCATCGTGCGACAGAGGTCGCGCGACGCCGCCGGCCTGTACGAAACTCCTGTAAAAGGTGTCAAACACAGGGATACCGCCAGCAAGGGCCGTGCCGGAAAGCCCGACCCCCTTGATCCACGATTGAAACTCCTTCTCGTTCCTCCAGGGCTTAAGGGACACGCAGTCCTTGGCAAGAGCGGTACGTGGGTCACGCACCATGGTCCATGCCGCACCATCCCACACAGGGGAGGCCTGGCAAAAGACCACTTGCTCAAGGACATACACGGGATCTTCAACCACCATGTTGAAGCCCATATCCCTAAACCACCCAGAGAGACCCACCTGGAACTTGGCGAGGTCACGCTTGCGTAGGAAAATGACACAGTCATCACCATTGTTAGCAAGTCGGAAACCCACGCCGCGCTCTCGGCAGTAAGCTATACACATCAAGGAAGCCAGGATACAGTTGCCAAGGCCAGTGTTAATGACACCAGACAACCGCGTGCCGTCAATATCGTACTTGACGGTTCCTTCGTTGGTTCTCCCAAAGGCGCTTGTTTCCAACTGCCATGAAAGCAGCTTTCGCAACA